GTCATCAAAAAGAGATTCGCGAATGCGCCTACGTGCGCGTAGCATGGACCGTGCCAAGTGCCAAAAAAAGGGTCATGCACCAAAATGGTGAAAACGCTCAGAACGGCTCAGGATCGACGATCAGAAGGTAACTAAGGGCAGGGTAGCCTGAAAATATTTAAACGCAGCCACGGCCCGATTAGGTGCCTTCCCGGTGCCATAGGGTTTACCCTGATTTTGTGGATAACTATGGCCTTTTTGACCACTTTTTGTGGGGATAACTTTGCTTTGAGGTGTGGATAACTAAACCTGTGGATAACTTCCTGTGGATAACCGAAGAAGTTATCAACAGCCTGTGGATAGCTTGTGTACAATCAGGCAATGAGAACAGTACTGTTTAAACATACAGTAAGTGAACACTGACTAACTTAGGACCAGACCATGACCAATGAGAAGACCAGTCGAAGTGATTACCTAAGAGACTTGCAGACTGCCATCGATGAGATTGACGACACTCATCCTATGTTGGCACCGCAAGACGGCGACGATGATGGTGACGGCCCGGTAATGAGCGAAGCGGAGCGGTTGGCTTGTGACGCAGATGCACCTAGAGTGAGATCAATAAGGCAGAGACCACTAACAAGCAAACAGCTTGCATTCGTCAGAGCCATCGTGGAAGGTCAGAGTCAACGTGCAGCCTACAGGTCAGCGTATCCCGATGACAGATCAGCAGACCATTCAGTCTCAGCGGCAGCGGCAAAGTTAATGAAGCACCCCGTGATCAGCCAGATGCTTGAAGAAGCATGGAGCGAAACAGTGGAGTTGTTGGCAGATGATGCAGCGGCCACCAAGAGATATGTGATGAGGCAGCTACTTGCAATGAGCAAGACCGCCAAGCAAGAAGGGTCTCGACTCAAGGCACTCGAGATGATGGCACGATCAGCAGGTCTCTTCAGGGAGCAAGTGATTGATGCATCACCTGCGCCTAGTGCAGCACAACTCAAGAGAGAACTAGCTGGGCATCTCAAGCTCATCAATGGAAAGGTGTAAACGGCACAGCAGAGACCCCACCCAGTGGGGGAGACCCCTTGTATGCGCTTGACGACCCCTCCGCACATTACGCTCTAATCCACTCATGGGAATATGTTCCTCCCAAGTACCCCCATCATCTTCCAAAACTAAAACCACCCCCCCTATATAAAAATTTAAACACAAAGTACGAACGTTCTTATATAATGTAAACATGACCAAGAAAAGGACGTTAGTGCTGGAGTTCATTAAGGTTTACACAAGGATGCATGGTGTATCTCCTAGCTATGAAGTAATAGCTAAGAGCCTTGGGTTAAGGTCAAAGTCCAACATCCATAGGATTGTTCATCGTTTAAAGGATGATGGATTTATCACGGTAAAGGCTTATAAGTTTCATTCGGTAAAGCTGGTAGATCAATCTGTGAAGGCAATAACTAGCTTATGACGTTACTGACAAGAAAAGAGATTGCTGATTACTTAAGCATGGTGGATAAGGCTCCAGATGCTGAAAGGAAGAAGATCACTGCTTTGTTGGAGATGGACCGAGTGGAAAGGTGCAGGGAGTCATTCTTGTTCTTTGTAAACCAGATGTGGCCTATCTTTATCTCAGGTAAGCATCATCAGATGATGGCAGATGCTTTTGAACGAGTGGCATCAGGGAGTTTAAAGAGACTGATCATCAACATGCCACCAAGGCACACTAAGTCAGAGTTTGCCTCTTGGTTGCTTCCTTCTTGGTTCTTAGGTAAGTACCCTGAGAAGAAGATCATCCAGACTGCTCACACGGCAGAACTGTCTACTGGGTTTGGACGCAAGGTTAGGAATTTAGTTAGCTCTGAGCAGTACTCAAAGATTTTTGATACTAAGCTGTCCACTGACTCCAAAGCCGCAGGTAGGTGGAACACTAATAAGGGTGGTGATTACTTTGCTATTGGTGTAGGTGGAGCAGTGACTGGTAAGGGTGCTGATCTTTTGATCATTGATGATCCTCATTCGGAGCAGGAAGCTAAACAGAATAACCCGGCGGTGTTTGACAATGTGTATGAGTGGTACACCTCTGGACCAAGGCAGCGTTTACAGCCCGGCGGGGCAATTATTATTGTGATGACCCGTTGGTCAAAGAGAGACTTAACGGGGCAGATTCTTAAGAACACCGCAAAGGACGGAGTGGATCAGTGGGAGGTGATTGACTTCCCTGCCATTCTTCCTTCTGGTACTCCTCTCTGGCCGGGGTTTTGGTCTAAGGAGGCTTTGGAAGCTCTTAAGGCAGAACTTCCCGTAGCTAAATGGGAAGCTCAGTACCAACAGAATCCCACCTCTAATGAGGGAGCAATCATTAAGAGGGATCAGTGGAAGATGTGGAGTTCCAAAGAACCACCTGATTGTGAGTATGTGATTCAGTCATGGGATACAGCCTTTGAGAAGAACAACAGGGCAGACTATTCAGCTTGTACAACATGGGGTGTGTTTAACTACCCCAATGAACATGGTGACGCAAGGACAAACATTATCCTGTTGGATGCGTTTAAAGACCGCATGGAGTTCCCAGAGCTAAAGAAAAAAGCTTTGGAGATGTATCAAGAATGGAACCCCGACACGTTAATCGTGGAGAAGAGAGCTACCGGAGCGCCGTTAATCTACGAGCTACGGAAAATGGGTATACCCATGTCTGAGTACACACCCGGAAAGGGTAATGACAAGGTAAGCCGTGTAAACTCTATATCAGACTTGTTTGCATCAGGAATTGTCTGGTGCCCTGAAACCAGATGGGCAGAAGAAGTAATGGATGAGCTTGCTTCATTTCCCAACGGTGACCATGATGACTTGGTTGATTCCAGTAGCCAAGCGTTAATGCGGTTCAGGCAAGGTGGGTTTATTCAGATTGAATCCGATGAGAAAGACGAGCCTAGAACGTTTAAACGTCGGATTACTTATTACTAAGGATTGCTATGGCTACGAATATCGACAAGGCTCTTAACCAAGCCCCGCTGGGGCTGGATTCCATAGTTCCAGATGATTTTGACCAAGGACTGGAGATTGAGGTAGTTGATCCAGAAATGGTAACGATGTCAGATGGCAGTGTGGAAATCACGTTAATCCCTGACGCAGAGCTTGGTGAGGGATTTGGAGAAAACTTAGCAGAGCTAATGGATGAAAGTGACCTGACAAGTCTTTCGTCAGAGCTTTTAAGTTTGGTAGACGCTGATATTTCTGCCCGTAAAGAGTGGGTAGAGGCTTATGTCAAGGGATTAGAAGTGCTTGGGATGAAGTACGACGAACGTACTGAGCCTTGGTCTGGAGCCTGCGGGGTTTACTCTACAGTTCTTACAGAAGCTGCCATTCGTTTCCAAGCGGAGATGGTTACCGAGACTTTCCCGGCGCAAGGTCCAGTTAAGACGCAGATCATTGGAGCTATTGATAAGCTAAAAGAAGAGGCTGCTGGCCGTGTCAGAGATGACATGAACTACCAGATTCTTGAGAAGATGCCAGAGTACCGCCCGGAGCATGAGCGGTTGCTGTTTAACTTGGGTCTATCTGGTGCTGCCTTTAAAAAGGTGTACTTTGATCCAAGTTTTGGAAGACAAGTAGCCATTTTTATCCCGGCAGAGGAAATTATTATTCCTTACGGGGCTTCCAGTGCCCAAACTTCCGAGCGTGTTACCCATGTAATGCGTAAAACGGAGAACGAAGTACGCAAATTACAGGTAGCTAAGTTCTACAGGGATGTGGAATTGGGTGAACCAGTGCATATTTCGACTGACGTTGAGAAAAAAAAGGCAGAAGAACAAGGTTACAGCGTTACCGATGATGATCGGTTCCAGCTTATGGAGATTCACGTAGATTGGGACATGCCCGGTTACGAAGATGACGATGGAATTGCTCTGCCTTATGTCGTGACTATTGAACGAGGGACCAGTAGTGTCCTTGCAATCCGTAGAAACTGGGTAGAAGATGACGAAAAACGACTCCGTCGGCAGCATTTTGTCCAATACACGTACATCCCCGGCTTTGGACCTTATGGATTTGGTCTGATTAACCTGATTGGTGGCTACGCTAGAGCAGGAACGTCCCTTATTCGTCAATTAGTCGATGCGGGTACGCTATCTAACCTGCCCGGTGGTCTAAAAACCAAGGGATTGCGGATTAAGGGTGACGATACCCCCATTGCTCCGGGTGAATTCCGAGATGTTGACGTTGCCTCTGGTACGGTAAGAGACAACATCATGGCTCTGCCTTATAAAGAGCCAAGTCAAACCCTGTTGGCTCTTCTTAATCAGATTACTGACGAAGCCCGTAGGTTAGGTTCTATCTCTGATATGAACATCAGCGCCATGAGTGCTAATGCCCCTGTCGGAACCACCCTTGCTCTGCTGGAAAGAACGCTGAAAACAATGAGCGCCGTCCAAGCGCGGGTTCATGCGTCGATGAAACAGGAGTTTAAACTTCTGGCCGCAATTATTCGGGACAACGCCCCGGATAAGTATGAATACGATCCCAATGGGGCAGATCGGAAAGCTAAACAGTCCGACTACGACATGGTTGAGGTCATTCCTGTTAGTGATCCCAACAGTTCCACGATGGCTCAACGGGTCATGCAGTATCAAGCTGCTATCCAGTTGGCCCAAGGCGCACCACAGATTTACGATTTACCCCAACTTCACCGGCAGATGCTGGAAGTTCTTGGGATTAAGAACGCCGAAAAGCTAGTCCCAGTTGAAGACGACATGAAACCCCGCGATCCAGTATCCGAGAACATGGCATTTCTCACTGGTAAACCGACTAAAGCATTTATGGTTCAGGACCACGATGCTCACATTGCTGTACATACATCAATGATGCAAGACCCGCTATTGATGGCTCAGATTGGTCAAAGCCCACAAGCAGCCAAGATGCAAGCGGAAATCATGGCTCACGTATCTGAGCATTTGGCGTTTGCCTATCGGAAGAAAGTTGAAGAGCAGCTTGGCGTACCCATGCCTCCGCCTAATGAAG